CCTGCAGTTCCTCGCGAATGATATACTTCATCATACTTATTCTTCTCCCTTAAGTAATTCAATGTGGGGAAACCTGCTTTCAATTCCTCCATAGTAATTCCACGACGCCTAAAATCACGTATCGAATCGATGGTCATATTGTCACATGCAACCATGAGCTTTGCTTGACAACTCTCACCGACTACGACCAATGAGGCAGCATGAATATGCCTTAAATAAGTATAAGCCTCCTCATTGGATCCATAGGTACCATACACATGACCCAGGGTCGAGAGAGCAACATTAATTGCTCTACGCTTGTCTCTCTCGTCCTTTCCAACTATCGCTCTTTGAACATACTCTGATAATGGTCGGAAAGGAATATATCTAGGCTGCCCTTCTCGATCCCCCCATGGATTCAATACTGCTCTATGTCTCAATATTATTGTACCTCTCTCAGTCAACCAACCTGAACGATGCTGACTGAGAAAGGTCCTCACTGCGCAATCACGAACTGTAACCCTAAAGAATACTTTCATAAAATGGACATAATTTTCTGGACTCAACAACTTTTGCAAGTAAGGGTCATCCGTATAATTGTAAACGAAGTCGTCACCATAAAGCACCATACCTAACATTTCAAACAGCAATTCATAGATTCGATCTCGCTTGTCCTCTGTGGCCCTTTTAGCTGACCACACAAAGAAAAAACACAAATAAAGCAAGTTCACCAAAGTATCTATTTGAGAGGTTACAAACGCACCACTAGGTACACATCCCATTATGATCATCCATATCCCAAAAACGACATGCGTAATTCTATTTATCATATTTTTCTTTAAGAATAACAACACTCGTTTACGCAATTCAAAGAAAACATTTCTTGGGTCTTCATAACGCTGCGCTCGTTCATAGAACCATGAGATGATACGTCTAAAAACTCCGTGATCAAAACCACTAATATCGCCATCAACGAACTGTAACTTATTCTCATTAATCATTGTTACGCGTAACTTAGTGGCTATAACATCCATACCTCCTCGAGCCCATGATAACCCTATAATAATCGGCCCTTTTCGTCTCTCTAACCTAAACAAATCTGAAAAAAACATGGTCTCTAGTCGAAAATAAGCCGAATTGGGATAGACAAACATACGTAACTTATCTCGTTCCGTCTCGTACGTTTTTTGGCGTTCCGCAGTAGTTGAATCATATGGTATATACTTCGTCTCACTTTTCGGCCACTTGTTCCATCTTACTGCAAACTCCTCTCCCGTATCCAATAAGCTATCTATTACAAACAAATCGTGCTTCACTTTTTCATACTTTTTACCATTTGGACGGACGTGGAGTACGGTGTGTTCATCTATAGCGTGTTTAAATGTTGGCCCATCATCTATCCCCCCTGCTGATCCGGCAAAGGACTCCGTTAACTTGTTAAAGGTTAGACCAACTGTGAACTTACCTAAATATGGGCTCACGCCCATATACGAATCCATCAAACTCTCAACTTCTGTTATATCCTTCCAAAGTTCATCGAAGTCAGGAGGAGGATTGTGGTTATCACGTTGATCTTTCATAGCTGCATCTGCCAACTTGGTCGGATACAAGTTGGACATGGAATCAACAAAGTTCGGTATGCCTTGGGGAGTGCCATATGTCATATTATAAACACTAAGCTTGCTTAGACACAAATCCCGAAGACTATCTGCTTTGCCGGACCACACATTCTTCTCCCAGTAATCCCGAGGCAACTTAATTCCTTTCTCCTCAAATATTGTCATATCAGACATTTTAGCTATAGCCTCTAATTCTGGATGAATGTCGAAATACTTTTCCTCGATAGGTGGATTATAAGGAGTCTCCCTAGGTATAAGTTGAGTATTACTATTTTTACGTACCCTAGAAAGCAAATATTGACGAGCAGATAACATGGATGGAGTTAATAACTGAGCTGGAATATGATTCTTTTGAACAAAATCAGATACCCAATCTACTAACCCCGCTTCATGCCTATTAAGCTGCAACGTGTACTTATAACCGGGAAGAAGTTCTGAGCCCTCTATATGTATCAAGCACTGACAGTTATTATGGTCACAACCTGGCTTAACAGTGCTATTATCAATTTTCCAATAAGCATTGTTATTAAAAGGTGACTTATCTCTCATTATCCTCTTCAATTGGTTAAACTGATGTAAATTTGGTAACATGCGCACGAATTTCTGCAAGAAGTAGTAAGGCCCGCGTTCGGTTAGAGACGCGACTATTCTCTCGTGTGATTGAATGCGAAAAAGAACACAAAATACTAGACAACAAACCGCAATTCGCGAGTATTGT